TGCACCACTACTGGCATTGTAAGCGTTGTGATTCCATGCTGTTTCTTTACCATAGAGTGATGCTAAACATTTATACTCTTTAAGATTATTCAATGAATAATAGGCATACTGTTTTGGTGTCATTTTTATTTGGCTCATGTTAGAGCTACCTGCTGCAGGCATAAAGCATAGAGCTATCCCAATAGCTACTAGCACCCCGCGAGCTACGCCCCTCAGGGGCTCGCGGTGAGCCTTTGAGAGGCTCTGCGCCGTTAGCGTACCAATCATGTCAAGCACCTCGCTTAATCTTGGGCGTGTCGCCCTCTTTTAGTACCCTGTGGATAACTTCTGTGGATAACTATGGGTGCATCTGGATACACCCTAAACCTTTGGATTAGAATTTCTCCATTCGCAATCAATGCATTGAATTATGGTTAAAACCCCACCAATCTTTGATGTTTTTAAACTCCAATTAATAGGGCTTAAATCAGCTTTGCAATACGAACATTTACTATTGAAGTTCAATGCCGTACTCATCGAAATACCAATCTTTATGGATTTGACTCTTGCCTCGATGCCAATCAAGTTGGAAATCTAAATCTTTGTCTAACTCTGCTAAAAGCGTAACTCCACATTTACACATGTATTGTCTTGTAATCATTTGTCTTTTCCCCATCCTGTTCCCTTGAAGTGTATTGGATTAGCTGCAATAACCTTTGTCATAGGCTCATTACAGTATGTGCATGGTATTACTGGTCTATCGTGCCATCCATGGGTGATCTCTTGACTGAGATTGCATCGTGAGCATTTGTAGTCATAGGCTGGCAAGTTAAGCACCTCTGTATCATGTAAGACCCACAGCCTGTGCAGCGGTCAATGTCTGCCTCTGTAGGTTCGCTGGTTAGATGACCATACTTTAATTGGAGTAGCGGTAAGAGATCGGCTAATCGGATGATGGCGCAATACTCAGCAGCATCTTCACCCTGTCCGTTTAGTCGTATGACTCCAAAGCCCAATTCCCCCGAAAGAGCTGTGCGAGCCTTTAATTGCTTGATGTATGCCAATGGTTGAAATCCAGCGCGGGCTTTAACTTCAACATCGAACGGTACATTAACAATGTCTTTACCGCTACCCCTTCCCACACATGCGCCAGCCCACACAGTCGATAGGTACTGTGCGACTACGCGCTCTGTGCGGAAACCTCTATGTTTTCTTGCTTGACTAGCCATGCGCCATGTAACCCATAGCAACGCCACCGATGAACAGCAGCAATACTAAAAATACTAGCAGCTTCTCTTGATCATCCATTTACTGCCTTACACTTTCTGCACTGCCATGCACCCACGATTGGTTGATCATCCTTGAACTTGATCTCAGCTACGATGTCATGCGCCTCGGTAGGCTCATTACACAGTTGGCAATTAATAGTGTCATAAAGTGGGACATCCTCAATGTTAGTCCACACTCCAGTTGTCTCATCGAAATACTCTACATAACCCATTTAGATTCTCACTTCCTGAGGTAACCATTTACCATCGCTGCCTAAGCGATACCATCGTGTCGGGCATCGATGAGCTGATGAAATTGCTGTGTCACAAAAGTAGCCAGCCCAAGGCTTGTTATTCTTCACACCTTCCTTAAAGCGCATGTGCCCATGTTCGCATGATGGCGCTTCTACTGCTTCAGGTGTTCCTATTACAGCTTCAATGTTCGCCATAGCCTTTTCAAGTGTCACTGGTGCATCAACTACCTTGTTGTATTGACCCACAGGCGTTGTCCAGTAATCCCGATCATCTGCCTTGACTTCCTGAACAGGTGGCTTTGCTACTTTTGTAGCAACGACCTTGCTCATTTCCTCTCGGCTTGGTCTCTTTCCTTTAGGAGCATAACCCGCATTTGCAAGTGCTCTGCCGATTGCCGAAGTCTCACAATTCTCCAATGCTGAAGTCTGATTAACGCCTCGGCTAGTAACTGTTTCCTCAGCGTACCCTGTTGCCCATGCAACGCCATCTTCAGCATTCTTAAATAGATACGCCTTAACAATGTATCGAGTAGCCTCGACCACTTCCAACTCAGTAGCAATACGGAACGCTGGATAATCCTTAATAAACTTTTCAAGTCTCACCTCGACTGGCTCGTAATCGGCTAAATTAAACATAGAGATCATTCTCCTCAGTTGCTAGTTGTCCTGCGAGTGCGCCATAGCTGCATAGATCAATCCATGTGTCGATCTGCTGGGCTGATTGATTAGTCCTCGCAAGTTTAACAAGCACCATGATCCCTGCGACTTGATAATCATGGATCGGTGTCTGTAAGTATGCTGAGAGGAGCATTGCGGTGTGTTGCAGGTTATCCGCAGGGTGACCATACGATAAACCACGCTCGCGGATTGTGTCGGTTGCTGATAAGAGGATCTCATTAGCGCGCATCTGTTGTCACTCGCTGAAATGTCTTGCCTACCACTAAGCCTTCACGCTTGCCCTCATTAAAGCCTTTTGCCCAGCCTACTAAGTACCATAATGCGTTAGCTGCTAAAAGCAACACAATAATTGGCATCTCAAAGCTCATTGTTTTTCCTATCTGTGCCAATGCCCTTGATTGGCTACTGACTTAGTGTGACACACAGACACGACAAAACGCGTCTGATTTGTATAACAATTTGGTAACGCTATCTGGCGCGTCCGTAACTCTTTCCAGCCACGATGAATGTGCCGTCTTTTTCTATGTGGATTATGTCCACCTGCACTTTAGCTTTATTCACATAGACAATGGCAAAAGCCTGCTGCCAATTGGCTACGCCTTTTGTGTAAAAAGCTTGCTTAAAGTCCATTAAATTGCCTACCTCAACACCATGCAGGATACGCCCTATACGCCCTCCAGAAGCCTCTGAGAACGCCGAACGCCCTGCTCTGTGGGTATGACCACTAATCACATTCTTACCATGCCTACGAGCCGCTTCTAGGGCTGATAAGCCACCTTGTGGCTTGATCGGTGTGTGGTCTCCATGTACTGCAATCCAGTTAGGAGCAATAGGCATTGGGTTCTTGTGGAAGGTAATGCCTAACTCATCAAAACGCATAAACTTCTCAAAACGCAGCTCTGGCAACGCCCCGAATGCTGGCACTTTAGCCATGATGATGTTATACAAACGATCCGTATGATTGGATCTTATGCAGTCTGTGACGCCTAACTCCCAGAGCAGCTGAACAGCCTCATTACGATCATCATCTAGGGTCTGGGCATAAGAGCCCATGCGCCCTTCTTCCCATTTACTGATCTGGGGTAGGTCGATCTCATCGCCAATGGTGACTACTTGATCTGGCTTAAACTTCTGGATAAAGGATGCAAGGTTACGAGTAGCAACCCTGTCATGGTAGGGGACTTGTAAGTCCGAGACTACAACGATCTTCTTAATCGTCATCCTCGTCATCTTCATAATCGCCCAATTTCTCAGGCTCTATTGGATCTGGCAGTATCCAACGCGGATAAGAGGGAACATCTGTAATCATAAACAGAGTTACACCTTCTGAGAAACCTGCTTTGCGTAAGGATTTGTAATACTCATGCAAGCCAATGCAGTAGGCATCGAGCTTAGAGTAGCCCTGATCCTCTAGTGCCTTAGTTTCTTTTCTTGCCATGATTAAATTATCGCTCTAGCAGGATGTTATAGATCTCATCGACACGCTGATTGAGTCGCTTGATCTCAGATAGCAGATGTGTAATGACATACCCTGATAGACCACCGATGATGCCAATGGTTGCTATGTAGAGGGTGAAGAAGTCGCTCTGTGTCACTTTTTAGGACTCGCATAACCAAATACACCAGATAAGACAGCCCAGAGGACTGCGCGGTAATCCAACGCAAAGTTAGATGATGCCCAAGCTGCAAGGAACGCTCCAGCGGCTAGGTATGCAGGGTGCTTGATCTTCATTATTCTCCGCCTAACATAGATACTTGATAAAACTCACCCAATAAGTCAGCTTCTTTCTTAAAGCTGAAATGAGCGTGTTTTGTGTGCTTGTTCGCCCCTGTGTACTTTCTTGGTTTCCAATTGAGTATTCTGGAGTAGATGTACCCATCGAAAATAATGTAACTAATGCGTGTTTCTGATTTGTCTTTGCAGGCTCTCCGAAGCTGATCAACAAGGTCGCACATAATGTCTGGCTTTGATCCCTTGAATAGGTCACGATCGACATCAATGGCACGAACCCAACCCTGCTCATCTGGATTATGATCAGACTTGCGATGAGCGTGTCTGGTATCACCGATCCAACCATCCGATGTGCGGTCACGATCTGGGAACGAGTCATCGATCTGCTCTCGTAATTGAATCGCTGCTTTAGATAACTTCGGCTTCAACCCAAGCCCCTAAATCTTCATACCAATTATAAATCTTGCCATCTGTTGGATAAGGAATTGGAGCATCCCAGAATGACCCTATTCGATGCCATGATGGATAAGGTTGAGGTGCAATAAAGATGTCCTCATCTTCATTGTATGAATAACCAATTCCAGCATAAGTGCCACGAATGTTGTTGTTATAACTTGTGCGTTTGCATACTTGACCACGCAAATCACCATAAAAAGTTTCCCAATCATGGCTTAAATCTGTTTCATCAACACCTGTAATGACTTCGGTAACAATGTTGTTTTCATCCAAAAATGCGTAATGTGCCATTATGACCAACTCACATTTCCTGTGCCAGAAGTAATTGAAGCTACTGTATAACTTCCATCTGTTGCGGTTGTGCCTGTTAGACCAGCACCAATAGTAATCGTTCCAGCCGTTGTTAAGTAACGCAAAATGACAATACCTGAGCCACCTGAGCCACCAGTTGTTCCTGTATTAGCACCAGATCCTCCACCGCCTGAACCTGTGTTTGCAGAACCATCGGCACCATTTAGTGCTTGTTCACCAGCTGAACCAGATCGACCTGCTCCTCCACCGCCAGATCCACCTGAACCTGCTGTTCCATTTCCTGTCGATCCTCCACCGCCACCAGCGCGTGTTACAGATGTTCCAGTTATTGATGAAGCAGTACCACTACCACCTGCTCCACCTTGTAAATTAGTTGCATTTGATCCTGCACTACCAGATCCTCCACCGCCGCCGGCAGGAGTTCCACCTTGACCAGCATCACCATAACCGCCAGCATTACCAATTCCACCTGATGCAGTCGATGTACCACCAGCATGTGTACCGCTTACAAAGTTATTTCCTGCGCCACCGCCGCCTGAACCTCCATTTGCACCAACAGCCGAATTGGCATCGCCCACGCCACCTGCTCCACCGCCAACACATGTAATAGTTGAAAAAATCGATGATCCACCATTGTTTCCACGTGGACTGTTTCCTGTTGCCCCAGTACCACCTGCACCAATAGTTACGGAATAATTAGTTCCCTTTGACAAACCAGTTAAAGTATTTGTTCGATACTCACCTGCGCCACCGCCGCCGCCATAACGACCACCACCGCCGCCGCCCGCACCAATAACTAAATAAGTTATGTCTAAAGGCACAGCTACCCCACCACTAGATGCAATAATCCCTACTAATGATCCGAGCATTAGGCAATTCCACCCACGACAATCCATGAGTTAGCAGCAACCTTGATGCAAGCTGCTGACTTGTAACGAGCAAGGACTGGAGCTGCGGCTACCGCACCAGCACTGTTAATTGTGGTTGTGCCAGAAGTAACTGCATTTATTGTTGTGACTCCTGCACCTTTCATGTACACAAGCAAAGTTGTGCCGACAGGGAAGTTATAAGTCGCATCTGTTGGAATGCGAAAAGTGTTAGCAGATGCATTGTCCATTGTGACGATTGCATTGAGTCCATCTGCCTTGACTGCTGTGTAAGTAGTGCCAGTCTGTGCATTGACCACCATGCCAGCCATTGAGGCATCAATAGCATCGCCTAATGTGCGGATGTCCTGTGCGCCGTTTTTGACAAGGCTTGAGTTATCTGGTTCAGACCAGCCGAAGTTAGGTGATAGTGCCATTTATGTTAATGCTCCTGTCGCATTTGTCCAAGTAAGTGTACCATTTACGCCAGTCCATACGAGTGTTGCTGGCAATACTGTTTCCCATTGTGTCGTTGAAAGTGAGAAGTCTGTCGCTGAGATGTAAAGCGTGATCTCTGTAAAGCTTGGAGTAGCGCGCAAAGCGACATTCTCCACAAAGCCATCAAACTGCCCACCGAGTAGGTTAGTCGGTAGGTTAGTGACTAGCACAGGCTGACCAAAAAAAACACCAATCAAAGAATTACGCATAGCATCTGGCATGTCTGGATTGTCCAGACGAAAAGTGATTGCACCTAATGAGCCGCGTGGGTTCTTGCGTAGATTGAGCTCTCTCGAGGCGATGTCGGTGATGTCTGCGATGTTCTTGATGTTAGAGTCAAAGGAACGCTCAAAGAGTCCGTAGGAGGCTATAGAGTCGGTATCTGAGGTACTGTAGGTTGATCCGTATCCTGTGGAGTAGCGATAGATAAGGCTGTTACGGATGCGAGCAGTCTGAGTTGTGGAAGTGATAGAGGTTGGTGTCGCATACGAGCCATCAAGGTTAGTAAAGCCGTTTGCTGCAAGGTAGTTAGATCGATGGTCTGCATCGTCATAGGAAACATTTCCATCCTTTTGCTCGTATAACTGACCCAGTGCGCTGGTAGCGATTTGGTCTGCCAATGTTTGTGACTTAGCCGTAGCACTAGCAGCTTGACTAATCATCGTGTAAAAGCCTGAATCGATTGTGCCGATGTAAGATTCAGCCGTAGCCCATGTAACAGTTGGCGGATAGGTAGCCCATGTAACTGTCGGTGTGACTTCAGCCCATGACAGGTTTAGAGCGTTGCCTAAAATGGCTGAAATCTGTGCGCCATCTAAGCCTTCTGCCAAAGCTGTGTTATAGACAGCCTTGACCAGTTTGGCTAAAGATCCAATGCCTAGAATCGTACCTGTGGTTATAAAGCCTGACTCGTCTGGACTTCTAACCCCAATGTTAAAATCTGATACTTCTCCGCCAAAGACTGTGACATAAGTGCCAGATGAGTTTTTGAGCTCTAACTTAATTGGCTCTGTGACATTGATGGTAAAGGCTGCCCCAGTCGTATTAACTATCTGTACTTGACAGTAACCTGCCGTAGGCTGGCGATCGATGTCTAAGCGACCTGATGCAAAAGAAACAGAGGTAACAGTCGTATAAACATCGTTACCTACAGTCACTCGCCATTCTGGAAGCCATGTCATGCGATCATTAATCCTCTAAGTGTGCCTCGGCTAACTGCCTCTGTTATTACATTCTCGATGGCTTCAGCGATAGCGTTAGGATCACCCACGCCAGTATTGACATTAACAGTAAAGTTGAACTCTCGACCATTAGGGCTGATGCCTGAGATCATGCCTGTATCTGGAGTGAACTCTTTAAGGTTAGGTAGGATTTGAGTAATGACTCCGCCTAATGCTGCAACATTGGCATTAGTCTCAGCGATACTTGATGCACCGCTTGGGAATGGAAAGACAGTTGCGCCAGCTGTTGTGCCCGTTGAAGCAGTTGCACTTGCTGTAGGTGCAGATGGCTTAGTGCCTTGAAGGCGTAGCAATTCCATCATCTTGGCAATTGCAGCATCTAGGTTAGCCAGATTGATTAGGTCTTTAGGTTTTAAGCTGTCAAGGATAGATTTGATGTCTTGCAGTTTTACATTCTGTCCAGAGAGTGCGCCTAAGATTTTAAGGTCTGCATTGAGTTTCTCTGTTGCCTTTAGGATGGCTGCTTCATCCTTCGCAGCAATAGCATCTTCCAAATCAAGGATTGACTTCTTAACATTCAAGCGTGCTGTGTCATTGGCGATTTGTAGCAATTGAGCCGATGAGGTTGCCTTGCCTAATTGCTCAGCTTGATTGGTAAGAGCTGCTGCGATCTGGATCTTGTCCATGTCAAAGACATCTGTGCCTTTATTCAGGGCAATGTTAGCCTTGTCAATTGCAGCTTGTAACTTCTTATCCTTTAGGATTTTGGCTTGGTTAGCAGCTTGAACGCCTGTGAGTCTTGCTAATGCTGCTGCATTCTTTTTAGCGATGGCATCGGCTCGTTGAGTATCTTGTGAGGATACAGTCATGGAGATGTTGCCAAATCCCTTGCCATTACCGAACAAGCCGCCAGATGGTGCGAATAACTCAAACTTAAAGATGTCTTTGGTGATCTGAATGAACTTGCCAGTCTCGCGAAGGAAACCAGCCATCGCTTCAGCTGCTCGATCAATCTTACTAATTAAGTCATCAATTGAAGATGAGTTAGATGCAGTTACAAAGGCATCGATTAAACCTTTGCCAATAGTCTCTTTGGCGTTATTACCTGCAACAGTTAGTTTGTTAAGTGAACCCGCATAAGTATCTGCTGCCGCTGTTGCTTGTCCCGCGAACAATGTTGATAGGCGGGTTTGGATTTCCTCAAAAGATGAGGATGTAAGTTCTGCCTTTGTAAGTCCTACACCTAAGCGACCAAGTGCCTGAGTTTGCCCCAGATAAGCCTTCTGGAGCGATTGGCTTACCTGAGTCAAGCTCTTACCTGTGCCCGCACTAATGTCTAGGGCAAGTCCGAGCAATTCCTGAGACTTAGTGACATCTCCAGTAGCACGAAGCAAGCGATCCATCGCTGGACGCAATTCATCATCTAGCACGCCTGTCTGCATTTCAAGGCGAGAAATAAAGCCATTGACTGTGCCAGCATTTGATCCGTAAGCCAATCCTAGATTTTTAAGGGTTTGACCTAATGCTCTGGCTGCCTTGTCATCTTCTGCAAACGCTTTAACGGATGCTTTTGAGAAAGACAGCACCTTCTGTGCGCTGTAAAGCCCGATAAGAGTTTTAGCAAGACCTTTAACATTCTTGTTAAGTTTGTCGGTTGCTGTTGCAGCTTCCTTAAAAGCCTTCTTGCCCTTGAACTCTGCCGCGATGTTGATGTTTACATTACTCAAGCTGCTCTCCTAACATCCACCATGGCGGTTCTCCGATTGAATTTTGCTGTTGCTGCTTCGATAGCCTTAAACACAGCTGCATTGGCTTTGCCTTGAGTTTTAGCCCATGCCCTAAAGATCAAGCGTCCCATCATGCGATGATCGCCTTTACGGACTGGACCATAAAGTTGCCCCAGATTAGAAATAAACTGATTACCTGCATAAGGGTTATTGGATCGGGATACACCCTTAGATGCTCCGCCTGCTTTTGGACCAACCCATTGTTGTCCCTGACCATTTTTACGCCCTGCGGTCTCATAGATCGCACCGATCATAGATTTATTTTGGATGCGGATGTTATTCACAAATCCAGCGCGGTTAGGCTTTGATGGTGTTGTCTTATAGATAATGCCTTTGCGGATTTCCAAAGCATTGTATTTTGGAAACTTACCTCTAGGGTTTTGTGTCTCACTCCATCCGCTCATTGGCGATACAAGTGGCACATAAGAGCGAGCTTCATTAACTACAGGTTTTAGGATTTCCCCTAATTCTTTTGTTAATTCTTTAGCAAGGTCTGGAGCGTATTTGTTGAGGGCTTTCCTAAGCTCTACCGCGCCTACTACCTCGGTTGGCATCGCTCACCTCTTTCGCCTCATCCTTGAGCCCTTGCACAAGTGCATCGAGCATTGTCTTATCTAAGTCCAATAACTGCTGTGGCGAGATCCCCAACCTAATGCTCAACCGAGCAATTAGATAAGTGAATGGGAGATCCCGCTTTAAGCTAAAGGGTCAGAGTCTAAAACCTCGACACTCTTAAGTGTCTCGATGAACTCTATCCCAAAAGGCTTAACAGATTCACCTGATCTGCGTGTTACTTCCCATGCAAGCCAATAGACATCCGATTGCTTTTCTTCATCCCTGAAGGCTTTGTGGAAACCCTTTTTAGCGTATTGCTCAAATGAGTACTCCACTGCTGGAGTAATCTCACCCTCTAATACACTTCCATCTATACGAACTATCTTTAGTCTTGCCATGTTTTGCCCCTTTGTTTAGTTGTTTAGAATGTGCCTGATGTTGATACTGCAACAGTTGAGTTAGCAGTGAAAGTGATTGACTGTGTGCCAATGTCACCGACTGCGCCGTTAATGTCTGTTGTGTTGTTGATCAACAATGAGACTGTGTAGAGAGGGTTAGTCGCTGAAACTGCTGTTCCCTTTGTCTGTAGGAATACGGCGGTTACTGTGGTTCCCCATGTTGCCTGTAGTGTTGCCAAGACGTTGGCTGAAGCTGTGTCGTTTAAGAAATCGATTGTTACAGATGATGCTTCTAAGCCCTTAACGAACTTATGAGCTGTGTCACCCATAGCGGTTACTTCTAGCTCATCAAATGAGCGGTTAATTGTTACTGCTGTTACATGGTCTGAAAGATCGACTGAATTAATCTTCACACCCACATTGTTATTTAGAAATACAGCCATGAGATTATTCCTCTTCTTTCTTGGTTGCTGGCTTTGGTGCGGTTGGTGCTACCTGCCCGATCTTGATCAGGAAGGCTTCATTCTCTTTTTCCCACTCGGACATAATTAACTCCAACTCGTTAGGATTGATACGGACATCTCACAGCTAAGCAAGTCTCCGCTTGCCGCGTTGAGAACGCTTGGTGCGCTGATCGCGCTTACATTATAGGTCAAAGATGATGCTGCGAGCTTAGCGAACACGCTGCAAACAGTATCTTCGATGCCGTTAAGGTTTCCCTCATTGTCAAACAAAGGCACAGTCATCACGATCTTGAAGTTAGCCATCGGGCTGATAGTGATGTGCTGATTATTGGATGGGGTCAGGTACGGATCATCTGGACTGACGATTACACTATTTGCAAGGACTGTTGCTGGCGGAAAGGCAAAGGTCTGCCACTTAGCATTATCGACTAGAGCAGTCGCTAAAGTGGTTCGAAGTGTAGTGATGGCAACTGGAGGCATTATCCAACCATCGAACGCGGATCTAGGGCGTGTGCTATTAAACCTCGCACCTTAGCGAGAAGCTGTGCGCTCATTCGGTAAGGGCTTGGCTGGAAATCTACAAGGTTACTGCCCGAAAGGGTAGCAGTACGAGCTTGCCAGATTTCAACAGATACCATTAAAGCTGCTTGCTGGATAGCCATGTCTGCTGTCCAGTCGGTTGATGGAGCAATTGTTACTGTGCCGTAAGGATTGACATTGTGGCGTGGCTCGGCTGCTGGAGTGCCAGTAATGGCATAAGAGACTGAGTAATCGCCAACAGCAGTAATTGTTTTTGATCCGTTTAAGTGCGCTTTATTATTTGTCACTACAATTGTTTGACCAACATAAAAAATGTTTTTGACTGGCACATCAAAGTAAAGTGTGCCTACTGTTGTTGTGTTGCTGTGTGCTGTATTGAAATAAACATTTGCCCAAAGCATAGGAAGTAAGACTGCATCTGTGGCATCGCATACTTCTTGAAGGGTTGCATCTGGATACAACGAACCAACTCCGAGAGTGCTACGGAGCTCTGCAACTGTTGTAAGTGCCATAATGATCCTTTCTAAAGACTCTGAGGGGTAGAGGGCTACTACCCCTCAGAGCGACTTAGTGTGGCTTACGCCTTGTTATTCTTGAATGCGCCTGCGCCGACCTTAGTAGCGATTGCACCAAAGCCGTAGTAGCCGATTGTTACTGATCCGTTTGCAGTAGATTCTGCGCGTAGTCGGTATGTTGGTGACTCGTACCATGTGTACGCGTCTGGGTTCACGATAAGTAGTGATCCATCCTTATCTGTGTTATTTGCTGTAGCAACATTTGCAGTTACATAAAGATCAAGACCTGCAACGCGTCCGCGTAGAGCAGATGGTGTTGCTGAACCCGGCTGATTCATTGGGTTTGTAACTTCGTTGTAAATTGGACGACCATTGTCATTTAGTGACATTAGGTTTGACCATTGTGATGTGTTAGCAATGATGTTGCGAGCGAATGGATTTGGAAGTCCTGCTGTTGCATCATAAACAGATGCAGCACCGCGAGCGATGATTCCAAGTAACTCTGTAGCTGTTGGGTATGTAGCAACTGTTGTGCCGTCTAGTGTTGCACCTGCAACGATTGCTGCGTGCACTGCTGTATCTGTTGCCTTTGCGTAAGCTGCTGCCATGTTGCGAACTAGCTCATCAAAGAATGCTGGAGATGTACGATCTAGCAATTCAACAGAGAATGTCTGCTGTCCAGCATACTTCTTAACATCTACTGATAGGAACGCTGAGTTCTGATCTGTGTCTGAGAATGCTGCGTTTTCTGCTGTTACTGCAACTGTTGGCATTGCTGTGATCTTTGGGATCTCAAATGTCATACCTGCATCTGGAAGCACTCCGCGTGAGATTGCTTCAATTGATGGACGGATTGTGGTACCTAGTGGGTTGATGATTTCTGACAATTGACGTGTTGGTACTAGACCAGCGTTGTCTGTTGTGTCATCTGCTGCGCGTAGGTATTGACGAGCTGACTCATCTCCTAGTGCTGCGCGGATTGTGTTTTCTGCATACTTAGCCGCTGTCAATTCGATGCGTGGCTTTGTGTAGTACGCTGCTGAAACTGTTGGGCGAGCAGCTTCAACCGCTGGAGCCTCAACTGGTGTTGCTTCGACTGCTGGAGTGGTATCTTCCACGGTTGCTGTCTCGCTTTCTGTTGGTTGGATTGTTTCTTCAACAGCAGATTCTTCTGCTGCAATTTCAGTAACCTGAGCAGACTTAAATGCTGGCTCGGTTACTAAACTTACTTCGACCAAGCGAGCAGCGGATACATGGATCACGCCATCCTTGATCTTTGACTTTAAGACTTCTGCCCCAATGCTAAGTCCGCTCTGTAATCCTTCTTCTGCAAGGATTAAGGCTTCTGTACCGCGTTGTGAGCGACTAATTGAGAATACCGCGTGAATAGCATCTTCTGACTCGCTGAAAGTAACACCGCGACCCAAAGGCTTTTTGATGTCATGCTGATTTAGCAATTTGATTGACTTAGGATCTGGAATCTCAATTGATCCAGACTCAAAGATAACCTTACCCATGTTGGTCGATCCTGCTTCAACATTGAGAGGCACTATCTTGCCTGAGATTGTGCGGCTTGCTGAGTCTGCTGTGAGATCAGCTGAGAATGTGATTATTTGGTTCATGCCATACCGTTGTTTCCATTAGGAGTGAGGTCTGTCATCTCCATCGCTTGCTCTGGAGTGATTAGGTTAAGTGTCAGTAACTTTTCAATTACTGCTAACTCTTGAAGTGGGTCTGTGCGTAGAAAGTTATGATCGATGTCAAACTTAACAACATTTCCACGAGCTGTGATGTCATCCATTGACAAGCGATCTTCAATTGCTGTAATGAATGGCTGTAAAGATAATGTTAGGAATTGCTTGCGCTCATCCTGAACATTTGCGTAAGTCATTGAGTTATTCTGATCTGCTGAAACATAATAAGCAGGTACATTACATAAACGAGCGCACTCTGTTGCTAGGTTGAAGATTGCTTCGCCATACATCATGTCTTTTGGTGAAAATGAGACTGGGTTATACTCCAGGGTCGATGTAAGGTAAGCGGTTGCTCGGTTTTGACGAGCATTCTTCCATGATGCAAGCAATCCCTGTACTTCTTTAGGATCTAAATCTGCGCCTGTGTTTTTAATGTAACCTGTTGCCATTGGAGTAGATGCTGCAATAGCGGCAGCCTTCTGAACATCTATAGCTGCGCGAATTGTCTGCACTCCAGTATTTAGAATGCCATCGCCTAATGATTGGAATGTAATTAAAGATCCCAAGCCGTCCATTGGTAATGTTGTGCCATCGACTGCATAAGATTTAACAAATGTATTTGTGCTGTCTAATGTTGCAGTTACTCGATCATTAGCGACCCACTCAAAGCGAGATGGTCTGCCATCTTCTGCATAAACTTCGACTACTTTCCAAAATGCTTGACCATAAAACAAAAGTGAATCAACAGTCCACGCGATTGTGACGGATCGTGGCTGTGAGTATGATGGTTGCTCTAACCAAGCAGGTGAGCCTAATGTTTCATTAGTAGATTTTTTGTATAGCTCTAAAGGAATTGCTCCAATAGTTCCAGCCAAAAGATTTCTGCAGCGTTGTAATGCTGGAACGGACATAGCCTCATTACGACTTACAAATGCGTATTGAAAAGGCATCGCATAAGGAGAGTATTCACCCAATACCTGCGGTGCGGACTGAGCTTGTAATTGTGGCTTAGCTTCAAGCCCAAATGCCTGCAAGATTTTACCCATAGACAGAAATTGTAGCATTTGTCAAGCAATTAGACAATGTGGTAGAGCGTGTCTAAGTATAAATCTGTGGCTTAGGCTGAGGGATCATTAACTTGGAAACTACCATCGCCAAACCAATAGGAGCTGAAATGTCACCTGCTGACTTGCGTTTAATAATGCGCCATGCGCTGTCATTGACTTTAGCTGCACAGTTATTCATCTGCTGGATCAATTCTGCCTGACCATTGTGAACGACTCGATGATTGACCAAGCCTTCTAATAAATCGCCACAGGCTTTGTAAAACTGCTGCCCTGAGACATCCTCGACCATAACTCCAGCATTGGCTAGGCGATCTGCAATTGTCTGGGTTGCGTACTTGTCAAAGCACACAAGGCGCGGCTTATAAATGTCACACCAAGCTTTTATACTTGCCGCCATCTTTAACTCATCGATAGCAACCTGAGAGCTGTAAGTCTCTAAGATCCCGATGCCAATCCGCCCGTCAGGGAGTAATTGACCTGCGGTGAGACTCCCGTTTCTTCGAGACGGACTGACATCGAAACCGAATACAGTATAAGCCCCGACAGCCATTTCTAGTGTGCTATCCGATGTGTCTTCTAAGATGCCATGCGGCCACGGACTACTTAAACTATCGATCCATTGGCAAAGAGTTTCCGTACGCGTGTTTTCAATCGGTGAAGTAGCAATCGCCTCTTCAATCGCCTCCTGTGTAATGGTGTATCCCAAAGAGGGGTTAGCCAAAGCCCATGCATTACGATCAGTTATTTTGCAGTATTGCGGAGCTGAGTACTCGTAAAATCCAAATGACTTTGGCGGATAGTCGATGGCTCGCTCTCGTAGGTCGTTGAGTACTGTGCTGAAAGCATCTCCCGCATTAGAGGTAAGAAGCGTCTGAGAGTTTGGATGAGCTCTAGTTGTAGGAGTAGCAGCTCTGAATCCTTCTTCTGTGATTTCTCGGATTTCATCGATGTATAGCAATCCATTGACTGATCGACCACGAGATCCATCTCTAGTTGCTGCAACAACATCAAGCCTTGCTCCAGATAGCATTTCAATTGACTCTGTGCCGTTGGCGTGTCTGATCTGTTTAACGAATCTTTTGAGATGATCATTTGTCTCCAATAAGTGTGTGATTTGTCTGAAAGTGTCCAAAGCCATGCTTCTGTTTGAGCTCATGATTAAGACATTGGTATTCCACTTAATCAAATGAGCCAGTATCAGCATACGCGCTAAGTGGGTCTTGCCATTCTGCCGAGCAACCAGAATTAGGTTTGTCTTGCGTATCCACATGCCGTTTTTGTCCACAGTAAGCATGTCTTTTAACACAAATTCTTGCCACGGCAATAAAGGAATTTTAACTATGTCACAAAGATCCTTGACATCTTGCAGCTTGTTTTTGCCCTTGAGAAGTGGACTGTGAAGCCTTGGTTTAGTTGCCCCTCGTAGGGCTTTGGACTTCTTGGGTTGTTTTGTCATTGACTCGGGTCGGGTCGGGTCTTAAAGGGACTGTCCAGCATCGGCTCGGACTGCATCGGGGAGGTATTGCCAGAAAAGACAGGGGGGGTCGCCTTGGGGCTAAAAAAACGGCCACCTTTAGAGATGTTACACGACTTGCACATAGAT